TCACCTTGCCTGTAAATCTGGTATACTACTCAAAATAGACGATTTCTTTTCAATGGTTTTCCTGTTCCTATGATAGTGTATTTCTGATGTCATAATATCTGTATGCCCCATCTGATCCATAACAAGTCTCTTATCCACATTGTTATCCATAAGAATAGTTCCATATGTCTTTCTTACTTTGTGCGGTGGCTTTGGATAAATTTTCAATTTCCTGCAAAGCCTTTTCTGCCTTTGTCTAACCGCCTGTGCGGTGATCCTAATATCATTTTTTGTAAAAATGTAATCTCCAAACGGATTCATGTGTTTTATTTTATCGCAAATCCATACATAATCACTTGGTATAATTGCTGTTCTGATTCCTGCCTTGGTTTTAGGATACTCTTTTACTTCAACAACATTGTTTCCGTTTTCATCTTTATACTTCGTCTCCGTTCTGCGAACGTTAAAAGTATTATCAGAAAAATCGGAATGCCTTAATGTTACAACTTCTCCGATACGTACGCCAGTTAAAAACATAAGCAATATCGCAACATTAGAAGTATCAAGGTGGCTGACAAGATACTTAATCATTACATCAGTTTCATATTCGTCGAATACTTCTTCATAGTCTTCTTTTATTACTTTTTTAAAATCACTATCAGATACGTCAAGATTATCAAACAGTTCTACGATATTAAAATCAATAAGTTTGCGTTTTTTCGCTCTTTTAAGAAATGTTCTTGTAATTCCTTTTAGACCGGAAAATGATTTAGGTGTCAACTCTTTATCGGCAATTTCTTCCTCTAAAAAATCCCCCCATTCATCTTCTGATATTGATTTTATTCTTCGCTTTCCCAACTCTCCATAGTGTCTGAGAAAATATCTCTCGTCTCTGTCGTATGTTGCTTTACATATCTTTTTAAGAGACAATCTCCGGTCTTCACATTCGTAAAACACTTCTGTAACTGTTGGATTTTGCTCTTTTTGGTAGTAAAACTCAATAACTTCTTCTTTGATATCTTCCTCGCTTTTCTTTTTTACAAGTCTCCTTCCTTTTTCTTCATCTGGCAAATAAGTTCTCCAGTATCCGTCTTTGCCTTTGTTGATTGCGTATTGGTGTTTCTTCAGATACTCCTCTTTCTTTTTCATTTCAATGCTTTTTTGCAAAGATTCCGTGTCAATCATACCATTGCTAACGGCATATTGCAATATTTCCATATCAGAAAGTTCCAAATCTATCACCTTCTAACCGCTTAAGTTTATTTTTTATAGACCTTACTCTTCTTTCTACAGTAGTTACAGAAATGGAATGTCTAAAGGATATTTCTTTTTGAGAAATTCCTTTAGACAAATCCCAAAACACTTTCTCTTCCTCTTCCGTGAAATTGGCGTTCCGGAAGATTTCTTCAAGTTCTGGCTTAGTCAGTTTTGACAACTTCATAAGCCAGTCTCCTTTTCTAAATTTCAGTTTACCGTAGTAATTCCTTCGGGAATTCCTGTACCAATGGATTCCGCCATATATCCGCAAGACTGGATTTCATGAACACCGGAATACTTTCATCGTAGCAATCAAATGTAATAGATCTTATCCAATCTCTTTCAGGAATCACCTTGTCTTTTCTGTGTCCTGTCTCTGCTCCAACGATTAACCAATCTACAAGGTGAGCATCCATGTGATAATCCCAGTATTTAGACACAGTAACGTCTTCAAGTATCGGTTCAACGCTTAAAAAATTCTTTGTTTGGCAACTTAACTTTGAAAATGCTTTTGCTGCAAGTTCAAGCTGATCTTCGTTTGTTGCACTTGCACCATACCACATATTGTCAGCTACAATCAGCTTTCCATTATTCTGTAAATCAACGAATCTTTCCGGGTTCTTTGTCAGGAAAAGATAATTATGTTGCTGTGCTTTTGCGCAGGCAGAAAAAACTTCCTCAATCCAAGAATCAGGAACCCAATGACCAAAAAGATCTGCCATAGAGCATACAAAAATATTCCTTCCGCTCTTTTTCTCGTATTCATTAAGCCTGTATCTATGCAGTGTAGGTTTAAATCCATATGGATACGCTTCAGCCTTCTCTGATTCATCGAAATAAATACGATCATTCAGTTCTATCAGCGCATCATCCGTCCATTTCTCTCCACCACCAGAAAATCTATTTGCAATGCTTCTTGCGTAGCAATATTTACAGCTGTGAAGACATCCGGTAACCGGATTCCATGAACTATCACACCAATCTATTTTTGTTTTTTCCATATTCCGTTCCTCCACTAAATACTTAATCTACCGGACTGATATATTATAAGTCGTGACATTTTATATCCTCTTTCAGCTCAGATGCGTGTCCATTCCCGGATATCTACCGGATCAATGGGTTCTGCGCATTTAGGGCATATAGGATATAAACCTTTTCTGTAATGTTCCTCCATTTCTCGGAATACTTTATTCTTTCGCATCCGTTTGAATTCAGCATCTGCCAGTTCACTGTATGTTTTGGCTTTAGATAGCATTTTACGCTGTTCATCCTCCAGCAGCTCATACCGCCTCGCCAATGTAAGCAGAGCATCAAAAGCATCTACCGTAGCTCCGCAATCCTGACAGCTTACGATCCTGTTTACCGTATCGACCTCGTAATGAGGTGGATCGCATTTGCACAGCTTTTCTCTTCCTCGCTCGATTCTTGCTAGATTGAAGGAAATAATCTCATTGTCCATAGTATTCCTCCACTAAATCCTAAGAGCATTACCGCAAAATCTACAGTACTTTGCCAATATCACACACTTGGAACCGCCTGTATAATGGCTTTCCACATATTTGTGTACTACTGCTCCGCAATATTTACACGTTATTCTTGCCATAACAGCGTAGCTGTCATTTATTTCTTTCTGTTCATCGTGTGACCACATTTCTCGCTTAACTCCTTTGCTAAATACTAAGTTACATACTTAATTTCTTACCTTATCCAAGTACTCCTTGCATTTCCAATACACTTCCGGATCAAATTCTTTCCGCTCATGCTCATAGTCAGCAACGCACATCGGTTTTTCAACTTTTGCTTCGCAACATACATTGTTATTCATTTTGTTATCCTCCTGTTATTTCTGTGCTAAATAGCACATGATTCCACAATCCGGGAATATTTCTGTGTTCATGTCTCCACGGTTGGGATCCAGTTCATCGAGATATAACGGCGTCCCGTCACTATCTTTCAGAATGGAGTACCCAACCAGTCGTTCCAACTGTGCCCGGCTCTCAAACACTTCCGGGAAGTCCTTGCGGATCCTGTTCCAATACCCCATACCACCCTTGACACATCCGATGCAGTTGTTGTTCGGATATCCCATGTCATACATCTTCGGTCGAGGAAAAGAAAATGTTCTCTCAAACAGTCCGTGAACCTCTTCCTTTGACAGATTCCGGTCAATCAGAGGAAATTCATGCTCCGCTTGCGGATTAGATTCTACTGTCCGCTCTGCCCGGTTGCGCTCTTTCAGGTCAAATCCCCACACATAAGTCAGGTCGTATTGCTTATGCTCCTGCTCCCATTGCTTACGGACACGCTTTTTCAGCCAGTTAGTACATGGGGCAAATCCGTTGCCTGCGCTGCGGAATCCTCCGAACGCTCGGACACATTCTTCCACACATCCATATTCCGTAGATCTAAGTACCTCAATTTCTTTTCCGATTGCCTTTTCGCAATCCTTGATAAATCTCATGCTATCCTCATGTTGGTCGGCAATGTCAATGTAAATCCACTTATCAACATCTCCTGCAAGGTATCCTGCCATAAAGGATGATACTCCTGCGCTGATCCAACATACCTTTAGCTTTTCTGTCATAACACCACGCTACAAATGCTGTATCGTGGATCACCATTCGTTTGCTCTACATACGCTTATCAATAAGCCTTATAGCCACGGTGTTGTAATTTTTCGGTACGCCACCCCTATTCACTGCGCACCAACCCGGTTTACCTGGCATTCGTTATTCCTTTCTTACAATAGTTTCTTCCTGCTCCTTGTACATCCTGCCCGCCATCTGCACTAGATAGTGCTGTAAGGCTTCTTCAACGCTGATTCTGTGCTTGATGCAATATCTGTCAACGTACCGCTTAAAGTCCTCATTCTGCTCGTACAGGGCGGTGTAATCAATGGGTTCCATCTGCATCACACTCCTTTTGGCTTCTCACACCGTTCAAATTCAATTACCCATACATAAGGATTCGCATCCCAACCGTAGCGGTCAATGTCGGATTTCTTGATGGTGGAATCCCACAGATCATGAAACATACCTTTTACAAAATCTTCTCCAACGTGTTTTAAAGGTTCTTCTTCAATTCCTTCTTTCACACACCCTTTTCCGTCAATATTCTGCAACCGCTCCACTCTCACATCCGTAACCTTAAGCCAGATACGTGCGGCTTCTTTCGGCATGTGGATGGATGGGTGCCAACGGCAAGGCGATTTTCCTTTCTCCCAGACAAAATCCGCACCGTTGTATTCGCATTTTGCTTGTCTGGCATCATTTCTGGATTGATTTACTAACCTATCAAACAGCTCCCGGTCATGTATGTAAGTTAATTCTCCGCAAGTGCCGTCTTTATAGTCAAAGGCTATCATTTGATTGAATATATCCCATGCTCCAACACGCCATGTCTCTCGGACATACAGGATATCGCCCGGCTGATATGGTGGTGTAATTTTGCCTTGTTTTCCGTCTGTATCATATATATACAGCGGTTCTTCGCTTACTTCAAAATATCCTTGCGGTTGTGGTTTAATTATTCTTCTCGTACAACTCTTTCTCCCATCCAGAATTGCCCGAACCATCTCTGTATTGAATAAAATCGGCTTAATTGCCATCTGCTCCACCTGCCTTTACTATCTCGATTACATCGTCCATATTGACTACCAACTCACCGCCCATTCCGGTGTCACATCCGAATCTCTCAAAAGATGCATCCAATAGCTGATCTAAAACCTTGTCCGGGTCGTAGGCGGTTGGTTCTCTATCAATAAATACCATCAGTTCACCCACTGGCACAAAATCGGTATTTTTCCCGTTCTGCTTCTTAATTACCTCTTCAATATGTTTTTTCAACGCATCCACATCAATCATTCTTCCCATCGTTCGCCCTCCTGTTCCATGCTTCAATCAGCTTTTCTTCATTGTAATCTTCTTTCAACATCATCATTCTTCCACAATTCATGCATTTTACGTAAAATTCGCATAAGATAGCACTTTTTTTCTTACATGATGGACACGGCTTAAGTTCTTCTCTCATTCTTCATCACTCCAATCAATGTGCTGTCCACAATTCTGGCAATAATAATATCTGTCGCAATCAACCTCGTAATGCTTACCGCAGCAAGGGCAAATCCATGTATCATATACAAGTTGTCCGTCCGAGAATCCGTCTCCCTCGTAATCCGGTTTCTTCGCCGTCTGCTTTTCCACAGCTTCACGGCATTCCTCCACCGTACCTATCTGGTGGTACTGCTGCACCTCTTCCAGTGACTTGATTGCTGTTTTCACACTTGTAATGTGTTCAGCACCAGTACCCTGCATATAACATAATTCGCAATCATCGCAACTTTCATTACAACTTACAATTTTTGCTCTACGGCTTTCACATTCAAGATATGCATGTAATTTTTCTATTGCTTCATTCTCCGTCATGGCTACCCTCCTTAACTCCATTTAAAATCCTCACAAGGTCTCATTCTCCGCTGATTCTTACCTCTTTTATTGCATATTCCCCAACCACCGTAATGACAATCTTCGCAGGTAATCGGATATTGATTTAAATTTTCCTCAATACATTTCTTGCACTGGTAAGAATTTTGATTATACTCATACCGACAATTACGATTTTTGCGTTTGCATGTCGCCATATTACTCCTCCAACAGTTCCGGATTGTCAAATTTGTTTCCGATAACCTCATAAATACAATCCCTGTTTATACGTGGCTTTGATAATCCATACTCATTACTTGTCCGATAAAATTCAGCATAATTTTCATCCCAAAGTACAGTGCCAGTGCAATAATTTTCTGGATGTGCTCCATCATTGTAATGTTTAACAATATCATTCTCCCAAATCAGCTTGCCGTTCTTGTCCTTAAGTCCGGTACACTGGCAGATAGTGTTCGGGTCTATCTCGTAGAAATTTATACCAGTAACATTCCAATCATCGCAAGCAGTTCCATTGTATTTTTCAATAACAATTCCGCCAATAAATACTCTTCCATTTTCAAATCCATCATCAAACAAGTAACCATGTACCCATTCTCCATTATCAATCCGCTTTCCACGGAATAAATATCTATCTTGCATCCTCATTCATCGCTTTCTGCCCTGAGCCATTCATTCATCTCGTAGGTTCCCGATATGCTCTGGTCGTGATAACCGTATGTTTCTACTGTCACTAAAAAATCTGCCAGCTCATCGTCAGTCATGCTCCTGATCCGGTCTGCGTTGGTCATAGGGGAGTAGTGCTCGCAATCTCTTTCTATGTCCTCATGCGGACAGTCGTTGATTTTCTCGCACCATGAGTACGCATCAAACCCGTTATCCTTTGTTTCTAAATTCTTGCAGTTATTACATTTCACCATCTTCCACCTACTTTTCTTGCAAAAATCTCTTGATGACATCAATATCTCTGTCCAGCACGCTTAAATGCTCTTTGTTCATTTTTTGATAGACAATCAAGGGATTCTTTCTTCCTGCCTTTTTCGCTCTTAATACTTCCCATATACCTTTCGGTTCTTCAATCGTCCATCCGGTTTTGATAAGCCATTTGCGAAAAGCATCCAATTTGTTGCTATGCAGTGTGTTCCTATTTGCCATTCTCTTCTCACTTTCCAGGTACGGCTCCGGCAGTGGCATCCAAGCGGTAACATCGTATCTGTCTTTCATATTGTCCGTCCACCACCCGTTATGTGTAAAATATAATGTGGTCGGTCTGTTTGCCCCTTTGATCATCACTATAAATTCCGCAGCATACTTGTTTCTTCGATATGATTTTATAAATTCATATTCATTCGGCAGCCTCTCGCTCACCGGAATCCACTTGCCATAGCTTCCATGTTTCTCTACTTGCTCATAATTTGCAAGTCTTTCAGCTATTATCTCCAACGCTTTGAATCTGCCATCTTTAGCAAGTTGCGTAATGGTCACACCTTCATCATCCGGCAAATCTTCCGGATGGAATAAAACTTCACCTTTTTCTGTGACGTATGTCAATCTTTCCATGATTCACTCCTTTCCACCGCAATCCTCGGTCTAACTGCAAATTGAGGATAACTGCAGTCATATGGAATATGATTCCAGTGGTCAAAATGCCCCACGATAGAACTGTTTTGCATACTGTATAATTCATTCTCGCTATGAAATCCTCTGCTCACGATTTTGCACTCTTTTTCCGTATGTACTTGCGATTCTGTATACATTGCAAATTTCTCTGTAATATATTTCCTGTGCATGGATATGAGCATCCACACGGTCAAGTTCCGTCTCACACCACTTTGCAAATTCTTCTGTGGACAATGGTGTCTCCAAATTTTCAAATTTTTCTCTGTTGTCAATCACAAAACACACCATGTCAACCGGAATGTGGTTCAAATCCGCAAGAATCTGAATCTGTTTATCCTTGTCCTCTGCTTTTTCATAATTCGCCAACAATTCATAACCTGTCATCTGCATTTATATCACCTCTTATCAAGTTTGATTTCATTGTCGTAACAACGCTTCTTTGGATTTCCCTCTACGGGAGAAATCATCTTTTTAGGGTCTGTGGTGTATGCTCCGTTTAGCTTTACACCTATTTTGCTTTTTTCATCCACGTAGCACGATGGCTTGTAACGATCTGGCGGAATGTAGTTGTGAATGCGCCAGTGCTTTACCAATACTACACCACTATCGAAAGATAACAGGAATCTGTTGTCTATCAACGATTTCAAATCATCATCTGAAGCTCCGCACATCCTTATGATTTTCCGTGGATTATTCACAAATCCGTCATCATCAGCATTCATGCAGATGTGGAAATAAAGCATTTGAGCCGTAGCAGGAATATCCAAAAAAGCATCACTCTCAATTATTTTTGCACTGAACATTCGTTTTTCTGCCATTTAGAACTCCTTACTCAAAAATAGGCTTTTCTATATAAATTCCAGTGTTTTCCACCAGTTCTTTCCACAAGTCCATGAAATCTTTTCCATTGCATTTGTCTCCGGCTTTGTCCATATGGTCTGAAAACTTATTCTTGAAATTCGTCAACTTCTTCTTACCGAATCCATCTTCCATAAGAATTACCATCCCATATAGGATGTACCTTGTGGACAACTCATTGATAAGGTTGTTACATCTGACCTGTTCCCGGATGCATTTCTGCGCTACAACTGACTTGTAATGTGGATAATCAGCTTCTGTAAATTCCTTGTACTCAATCGTCCAGTCTGCAAAGTCGTTAAGCCTGCTCTGTAACTCCGTATAAGGCTCATTCTCGTACTTTTCGTTGTACTCGGTGAATTTACCGCAAAAGTCGGAAAGCTTCGTCTGTGAGTACTTGTAGTCTTTCCACAAGGTATAACAGAACAGCGTCAGTATTCCGGTGAATGGACTTCTCTCCGCAGACTGCTTCAAAAGTTCTGTCTGCCGCATGATTTTCAAAATTTCCTGCGGATTGTCATATCGTTTTGGCATTTTATGTATCACCTCTTTTCAAGTTCTGGCTCTTTCCTTTTGCAATGAGTAGCACCGTATTCTGATTTTCCTACATATTCGTAGCAATCAACACATTTCCATTTACCACTCTGATATGGTTTGTGAGTGCGTCCGTTGATTGAGTGCATTGTGTTTGGGTACTCATTCCAACAGCTACAATCGTAATTTTTTTCACTCATGTAATCTTCTCAAATTGCTTTAACAGGCATTCCTTACAAAACTGTGCACCGTCAAACTCGTAAAGTTCCTCTACCTCTTCATTACAATCATCGCAATACAAATGTTTCACATTTATATTCGGGCACCTATTGCCGAGACATGGATAAGCTTTCGTTGCACATCCGCAGCATTCACCTTTGTATTTCACCATTTTCTGAAAAACTCCTTTAATTTATTACAGAATTGCTGAAATTTATACTTAAACAAGTACTTTTTAAAAGATTCAGTTCCATATTGATAGCAAAGATACATAATTTGTTTTTGAGTAGAAAGAGATTCATAAAACTCCTTATCAGTTTCTTCAACGTATTGTAAAAGTACTTCATAGTCTGTTTTATTCATTGCTTTCACCGTCCTTTTCTCCATGCAAAAGTTCCATAAACCGAACAAATTGTCTTTGTGACACTGAATTGTTCTGTTTCTCCGGCTTAATGCTGATAACCAAATGTTTGTCAGCTATATTCGCCAGTTCCCTTGCAAGGTTGATTCTGCCTTGTGCCAGCCCATCACGGTAACCTTTTCCCGGTCGGTACTCTGCGATCTGCTTCTTGCCATCACCTTGACCACCTGCTGTCTTGTTGCGAAGCTGATAACCAACGTCCGCATACTTCTTAATCCAGTATTGTTCCCACTTGTCAAGTTGTTCTGCCGGATAGTGCATAAAGCCGATTTTCCAACCGTAAATGTTGTCCGTGGAATACAGTCCATGACTTTTGATTGACAGGTCTATGTGCTGATAGCCTTTAAGGTGTCCGGCAAGCCTTGAAAGCAAATTTACCGCTTGCCCGATATAGGCATATCGAAAACCGTCCTCGTCTGTTCTTGTCAGAAAGTAAATTCCACTTCCATCGTCTATGTGTGGATTAACTTCCAGTATGCGCTCACGGTTCTTTTTCTCAATGGCTTTTGCCTTTGCTACGTTCTTCCAATCAGCCAACCACTTCACCGCCTTTCAAATGGAATCAAATATCCGTCCGGCAAAGCATTTATAATATTTCTCAATGCCACATATCCTGTCTTTTGCATATTTACTAAAGAATTGCTTTGACAGGTATTCAGTTCGGATATGTTGGAATCAATGCTCTGCATTATTTCACTTCTTAATTGCGGTGTAAGTGGTCTATAAAATGTGTCAGCCATTCGCACCACCATTTCTGTACTTTTCCAGTTCCGCAATCATGGTATCTCTGCGAATATCTCCACTCTCATGCCACTCTACCGCATGGAAAACACCGTTAAGATTCTCACTCAAAACCTCAATTCTGATACTTGCCGACTGGATATACTCAATCAACCGCTGTGTATCTCGTGCTATGTCCTCGTAACCGTATTCCTGTAAGTGCTGCACCATGCTTTCAAGTTCGGAGATACCTGACGGTTCCATTAACTCAGAAACATCTTTGTAGCACAAATAACCAAAACTTCCACCACTCAAAAAATCACCACCTATTCTTTTAAAATGCTCATATCATATCCGTTGGTAATAAAATTTATTGTTTTTTCATGGTTACATCTGTTTCCCAAATATGTGTATATCTTTTCCATATCTTTCTCTGAAAAAGTAGTACCAAGAAAGTCATTTATCCCTTGCAAAATAAATTTATGAAATTTGTCGTTGCTCTTTTTAGTGCTGTATGGCTCTGTTTTGTATGCTGCCCTTGAAAGCCATTCCAAAACTTTACACTTCACATCCATTTCTGTATTACAGTCTTTTAACATAAAATATGTATTGCTTCCGATATGTGCGACAAATTCTGCTTCGCTTGTTACGACACTATTCGGAAAACAATTCATAAGTTTAGATACTAAATTCCACTCAATCAAAACGGACACTCCTTTCCATTTCTCAAAATCCATTCCTTACCGCCCTGTGCAACGTCCACATTCGCCAATGGAGCAATCTTTTTGACCTCTTCGACACATTCACTGGGTACTGCATTATCTCGGCTTAAATGGCACAATATGACGTTTTGCAAGCTATCTGTTTTGTTAGCCATCACAAAATCTTTCACAGTTCCAAGTTCCATGTGACCACGAAAAACGTGATTCCTTTTCGCAACATTTTCATCATCAATGTACTTTTTCTGATAGTTGCAGGAAATTAAAATGTGGTTCACATCTGTAAATTTCCACTTGCAAAACTCCGTGTCGGTAATGTACAGAAGTTTCCCCATTTCCGGATGTGTTATCAAAAATCCGTAACAAGGGCACTCCGTACCGTCTGCATTTGTGTGCGTCCATTTGCCGTCAAGTGTTGTCAGGTCAAATCCATGTATTCTCCACTCACTTTTTCCGATTGCAATAGGTTCAAGACTTTCATACGGTTTGAACACAGGTATTCCCATGACTTCCAAATCCACTACAGATTGAGAATGATCCTTGTGGTGGTGCGACGCTACCGCACCAACCACACTTTTTACATTCCAACCAAGACCACGTTTTATGTCGATAATAGGTATTCCGGCATCAAGCAAAATCGTTTCACCGTCATCTGCCACCAGTGCATAACAGTTACCGCATGAACCGGAAGACAAGCATTTCAGTTTCACTTTGCACCACCGATCGTCATAATTGCCGGATTAACAACTCCGTCACCGTCATAACCCCATTCCCTGTTATGCCATTTCCGAAGCACTTCTCCATGCTCCCAACACTGTGATAAGATGCTTACGGCACATCCATACATGAATCCTGTGATTCCTTCTTCGTCTGCTTCATGTGATAACTTTTCAGCATTATCAATAAGGTACTGCATGGGATTGTCCGAATTTTCAATTCCAGGCTCCATCATTTCAGCCCAACGCTCTGCATAAGTAAAACATGCTCTGCCGTACGGATCATCGTTTTTGTCGTACCAGTCTTTGTATTCTTTCTCTTTCCCTTCCAAAATCTTCATAGATTTTTTCCTCCTACTTAAAGCAATCCGGTGTCTCTGCGTTAGCAATGGTCTGTTCCGTGCTGTCCGTGGTGACTTCCTCAAAAGTTGCATCGGGAAAATCAACAGAATTTGCGTTTGCCTGAATTTCCTCTGCCGCAACTTTTTCTACATCAAGTTTCACATCGGAAACATCAGGAAATTCTTCCTGTGCATACAGGCCTTGGAATTTATCCGGAAAAGCTTCTCTTAATGCCTGTACAACAGCAACTTTTCTTATCATTGTTGCAGGCTTTTTAGACCATTGACTGTTGATTGTTCCATCTTTTTTTCTTCCAACATATTCATCGAAAGATACTGACTGGTACTCCGGTGTTTCTCTTCCTTTTATAAACACTTTCGCCCAACCTCCTACAATAGATTCATCCTTAAGTACAAAAGATCCTTCTCTTTCTTCCACGGAACCATCTTTCTTCTGAACAATAATTCCTGCTTTTTTTCCTGCATAATTCGGATTTGCATCGGCTCTTTTTGTAAAAACATCTTTTCCGGTAACAATCGTAGCAGGATCATTGTTTCCAAACTTAATGAGGTATGCTTCTTTCAAAAAGGGATTGAGATGCTGGTATCTGCAAAGAGACATAAACATCATTACTTCCTGATCTGATACGTTTCCGCCACCGCTTACAAGGTACTTTCTTACCGTTGTTGGGGAAATTTTTACAATTTCCCCATTTGATTCGTATTCCACAATTCCTGTGTTTTCCTGCTTCTTTTCTTCTGCCATGTTTCTACCTACCTTTCTACTTTCTTAATCCCTTTAATGTTAATGATGAATACCTGTGTTGTCTTGGGATTCTGAATCAGTGCAAGTGTTTTGTCGTGAATATCTCTGTAACAATCGTCGTGCTTCTTAATTGCCAAAACCTTGTAGTTATCTTCTGTGCTAACGGATGAACCATAGACAAAATTCTGTTTGTATCCATTAAGACCGCTCCATTTACCGTATGTTCTGTACTGCTTACCAGAATCTGTGACCTTTACGGTATCTCCCACGCAGATTTCATCTTTCTTCTCCGGTTCTTTCTCCGGTTTGTAGTTTTCAAGGACAACATACTCTTTGTGCCATAAACCAACATTTTCCTCAGATATTTTGCAAATACATCCTGATGCCGTAACGCAATTTACTTTGAAAATATCTCCGTTTTTATAAGGAATAAAACAAGGCATCGCATAAACAATCTTGACGTACTCACCGACTTTAGCTTTTCTTTTCACCTCACGGACATCATCAGGCTTCACATCTTCGCCCATCAGTCGGTTGAAAGCCAACTTAGCACCAGTCCGGAAATCAAATTCATCAGCCGGGTTGCATTTTGCTTCTGCTTTCTCTCCAGTGGTCTTGTCCAGTGCAACTACTTTGTTGTCGTTGCGGTAGATGACAATGGTTTCCTGTTTTGCTTTTCTTACCAAATCAAAATATTTTTCTTCAACCGTAAATACTTCCCCAACACTGCATGACCCTTTTATGATTTTTATATCCATCGTATAGTCTCTTAATTCTGTAACAATGGCTTCTCTTACAACATATGTGGTAGTTGTGGTATAATTTTCATCTGCTTTTTTGTTTGGTTTAACCACATCTCCAACCTTAAATTTTCACATGATTCATTCCCGCCTTTCCTAAATTTCGTTAAATGCCTGCACTGCAAACAACTCGTTAGCAGTTCTCTTGTACAATCTTCCGTCAACATACACAGAGTAAAAACCACCGTTCTTCTCCAAAGTTACCTCTACCCCTCTTTTTGCAACAATAAAATATTTTTTCATATCTTTATTCCTCACTTTCCGGCTCGTTCATAAACTTGCCAAATTCATCATTTTTTACTTCGACATCAGCCTTGTAAATCTCCTTAATACTCTAAGCATTACGTTCCATGTGACATCAGTTCCTGCAATCTTCCCCTTGAATTTCAAGGCTCCACGGTCTGTCAGACCCATGTAAACGCCCGTGTAGCACTTGCCCTCTGCGTTAAAAACCACCGTGTCACCGGCATTGATTGTTTCTCCGCTTGTTGTCAGAACAGAAATTACTGTCTCTTTCTTAATCTGCATTCTCCGAAGCTCCTTTCTTTATCTTGTCACAAAATATCTTGGCAGAAATTTTTGCTCCAAAAAGAGAAAAAATTAAAGTCATGCCAGGATTCTTCGTAATAATGGAATCAAACGGCTCTTCTTCCATTGTTTCCGCAACTAAACGGCACATTTCATCAGCAGAAATCTCAATTTTTTTATCCATATCATAATCATTATTAGGCATTCTTCACTTCCTCCACTTTCAACTCTTTGTCATCACTTCTACGGAACATAAACAACTGGCTGTCAATCTGCGGTATTTTCCAAGGGTCAAGGCTCTCGGTATCGTCAACCATGATAGGCAATTCCACACCGCACCGCTTCTGAAACGCATTGCAAATGTCGATTTCCGTCAAAATCTTTGCACCGTGGTTCATGTTCCGGCTGTACGGCTCACCCTTGTAGATAAAGTCGCAACATTCCTCTGTATCACCGTTCACAAGCGGTCTGAACATCTGTACATGGCAGAACTCCAAATACTCGTTCACATCAGCTTCCAACAGTTCGTTCTTCTTCCGGCTGAATTTCTTTAACAGGTCAAGCTGTGCCTGCACATCCGTAATCTTCTGTGCAATATTCTTGCGCTCCTGTTCCAGTTCTGCAATACGCTTATCCACACTCTCGTTAATGCTTACACTCGCCAAAGACTTATCAACCACGGAAATATCCTTGCGTATCTGCTCTTCATCACATTTTAACTGGAATCTAAGAAGATTCATGTCAGTGAATTTGTTCATGGAAGCTTCTTTCTCTGCAATCTGTGACTGGAAAGCTTTGTATTCTTCTGTGTTGGAAATATCCACGCTTGCCGGAATGGAATTTAAGGCATTATCAGCAATGGCAATCTCTTTTTCCAACCGTTCCACTTCATCCTCGGTCTTTTTCAGTTCCTCACGCTTATGTTCCAATTCTGTCTGATCCGCTTTGATATGGTCAGCGCAGGAAGAACCCTCTTTGGTAATCAGTTCCAATTTATGTGCCTTATGTACATCAAACTCCGTTCTTAACTGCTCTTTCTTCTCTTCCGGATATTCCTGTCCACAGTAGGAACAAATCAGAGAATTTTCATCAAATTTAAGGCTTTTATTCAAATCCCAACTCTTCTTCAATTCCTGTCTCTTCTGTTCATACTGTGCGATACGCTTTTCCAGTGCAGTGATCTCTTCACGAATGGTATCTGCCTTAAGCAACTCTTTCTGATGCTCATTCTGAATCTGATTCAGTGTTGTTCGCTTCTCTCTTCTGTCCGCATCCAGTTTTTCATTTGCTTTCTGCTGCAATGCACTCAACTGACCTTTTAACTCAATAATTCCATCTGAAAGCTTATCGTAGGAAATCATGCTGTTCTGCGTATCTGTCTGCTGCTTAATGTTCTCTGACAGCTTATCCAGTAAAGCTTTCTTTTTCAGTTCCAGATCCGCAAGGTCAATATCCACTCTCTGACGGCTCACCTCGTCAATACGGCTCGGAATTTCATCTAACAGGTCCTGCAAGCCCTTGGTTCCATTTCTTCCCCTTGTACCGTATAACTGTGTATTGCAACGCTTTTTCAGTTCATCAACCGTGCCGTCCTGCAGAATAGCCCTTAATTCTTCAAACTCCGGAAATTGATTGCAAATGTCATCATTACTGTGCTGACCAAACATATCAGCAAGAATTGCTCTCTGCTCTGTACCGCCTTTAAGCAACAGTGTCATGGCATTGATGCAAAGAGAAAATCTGTTCTTATCACAAGCACACTCTTCCAAAAAACTGTCAAAATCAGCCTGTTTCTTAGGAATGTCGTTGATATAGTAGTCTGTCACATTTCCTGTGAACTCACCTTTTTTGTTGTAATTCTTCCGACAAACCTTTTTCAGGACCTTTTCTTCTCCGTCTACTTCCACCGTAACCATTTCGGTAATGTCACCGTCAATGTCGTTACCGTCTTTGTCATGCGGTCTGATTCCGCTAATCTCTTTGCCGTTCTCGTCACGGCAGCCAAAAATATACTGAATTGCTCTCTTGATTGTGGACTTTCCAGTTTCATTCACTCCGGAAACCTCTGTCCGGTCGTATAAATCAGTGTCCACTACGTTAGATCCATAGAACTTGCAGAAATTCTGCAAAAAGATGTGCTTAATCCTCATTTTTCCTATCCTCCCAAAGATACAAATACAATGAATTTACAAACATATAGATTGATACCGGCTTGTCTGTCTCGTTGATTTTCTTGTACAACTCTGTTGTTGTGTTAATATTGCCAACTACCCACTTAATAGCCTGATACACACTTTTTTCTTTTGTGCTGTGTTCCTCCCCGATAATTCGGTAGATTTCAGAAAGTCTTCTGTTTCTATTTTCAAACATCAACATTTCAACCTCGATGATGTACTGGAATCCAGGCAAGTACTGTTTCATCCCAAGTTCTACCAAGATTTTTCTGATTTTCCTTTCCATTTCCTCATTCCTCCGGCTTTCAGTCTTCTGTTGCGTGAATCATGTTGTCATCTCCGATATACAAGATTCCTGCATCTAACAGTCCTGCAATCAAAATCTCATTCGCACGGACGATAGGGATAATTTCTTTCTTCAACATGGAAATACTCCTTTCTTACCCATTTTTTCATTCCTGTCTCACGGTTCACCAGTCGGTAGTAAAATGATGTTTCACGGTCGATTTCCCACTCTTTAGGATTAAATAAGAATCTTCCGATTACTCCTTTGACTGTAAACCGCCTTTTGGCACTCATACATCTTCCTCCGCAAGTTTGGCATACTTCCAAGTTGAAACATTATAGTATCCGTTAGCAGAATAAGATGTACAACCGCTGTCCCATGCAAAAACAATATTATTTTCGTATCTTGCGAAATGTCTTTTTTCCCAACGTCCATCTTCTGAATCTCTCACCAGAATTTTCGTATCCACATGCACTTTCGACCAATCCACCGTAGGCTCTACATATTCCTGCTCTGACCATTCTTTGAGCCCTTTTCTGCACCTTCCACCGATAAACGTGCAATCTGAGCAGCGTATTGCATTGCAATCGCACGGTTTTCCTTCTTTATCAACAGCTATTGAAATGGTATTAACAGCCATATCAAGAATTTGTTCTGCATACTTCTCTCTGTTCGTCATTTTCCATTCATCCTTTCCAGTTCTGCGCTCCTTGTTAGAATCCAGTCAGCGTAATCACTTAATTCTGTCTTTGTATCTGCGTTCTTCTCACCGTGGTAAACCATGAGGGCAATTCCTACATCACAGTACTTTTCAAACAATTCCGACAAGTAGTCGGCTCCAACATGGATATTTCCGTCCACGGAGTAAATGTCCGTCACTCCCAAACGTTCCATGCGGTCTTTATGCCATCTGCCTGAAATCTGCATCAGACCTTTGCAACCGCCACTTTCCACATCCGGTCTGCCGGAAGATTCTTTCTCGATCATTGCCATAAGCAGTTCCGGGCAGATGCCATATTCCTCACCGTACTTTACACACGATTCCTGTGCTTCCTCGGAGATAAAACTGCCGGTTGTCTGTGCCGTGGATGTAAATGTGATGGAGAGTGCTATTATAATAGGAAGAAACAGCTTTATTGTTGTTCTCATATCACTGCTTACCTTTCTGTTAAAATTCTTCCATCTTGGAAGACATACATACTTTTTACTTTGAAAAATTCTGATTCTTCTAATTCCAAATCATTACAGTATACATAGTGTACTCCTGTTTTTTCATCATTTTCTCCAAAAACATCATCTGTGTAATACAAAACCATTGAATAAAATTCTTTTATGTCATTTTCCGTAACTGGTCTGAGAAGAAGCTTTGATTCTTCCTCTTCATTTGCATGGTCAATGATTGCAATGTGTTGTCCATCTAAACAATCATCCCTTAAGTAAACAGCAACATTTCGTTCATTGCTTTCAAACCATACAACGACTTCTGCATCGTCAGCGTTGGAATTCACATCCGAAACAGTAAGCCCTACCAAATCCCTTAAATCACTGCCGTGCAAGACTTTGTTCCCATATTTCAATCCTCTATCGTAATGTGCCCTTCTTACTTCTTTATTCACTGAAATATCTCCTTTCATCTAAGCACTTCTCTGCGCTTCTATTTTTCTTCTGATTGCATCAACACCTTTTTGATATACAAGTGTTTTTATAGATATGTGTTCTTCTCCGTTCTTGGTGTATTTCTGCTCTATTACACGAAACCATCCGCAATCAATGTATTTCTGATATGGTACATTCCATCTATCCAGGATTGCATTATCACGAAGAAATTCAAATAGGTTGTTACGTCCTAATCCTTTGATTCCCAGTACCTTCGAAACCTCATTCATGGAAATTGCAGTCTTGCTGTCTGCAACTGCATCAAAGAAATCTGCTTTCGGTCGCATTTCTTCGATTTGCTTATCTTTCTGTGAAATAATGTTCTGTGCTACGATAAGTGCATTCGCTACAATCTGCTCTGGGGTCATATTCTCTTGGTTTGCTATGTACCCACCATTCTTCCTGATGGAAGGGATCACCTCGTCCATGACCCAGGATTCAAACTTCTCCGCCGCAGGCAATTTTGATCTCATAATGAGCCGGTATACATCACCCTCCGGTATAAAGAGGACATCTTGATTGCCACTTTTAGTGGGGATGTTCCATTTTAGAACCCCCTTGCAATGTGTCTGTACAGCCTTATGCGGTATTGCATATCCCAGTGCACTTGCAACGTCACTTCCAGCAAAATACGTCTTATTATTTTTTGTCACCGTCCGAATCTCTCCGAACTCTTCATTGTTAAATATCTGTAATTCTTCCATGTTTCTCCTTTCTAATTGATAAAATCAGTTACACTCATGCCTAATGCAGATGCTATTGCAGAGATTTTTTCCAACTTAGGTTGATAACCTGATTCTCCATCTGTCTCATAATGTTTTTTCCATTCACTAAGAGTAGATGTAAGTACGCCGCTCATTTGTGCAACTTTGTAATCAGTCAATCCTAATTCATCTCTGCGTTTTGCGTACTTTTCGTACATTTTCTCTCTCCTTTCTTCAAAAACATATTGACAGTAGCTTAGTTTTCTAATATAATCATAGCGTCGCCTAAGTTAATATAGAAAAATAATCTACTACCTTTTTGATTAGCTTATGTTTCTAAGCTATGTATGTACTTTAGCATAGTTTTTTAAGCGTGTCAATATGAGATAGCTTATTTTTCTAGTTTATTTTTTAAGGAGAATAACTATGGACGGAAATGGATACGAAAGATATGCTAAAATAAGGGATATTTGTGGGTTTACAGACTACAGAGTATCTAAATTAGCAAAAATTAAAGGTGGTACTGCTCCGATTTCTAACTGGAAAAATGGTGTTTCTGTTATGAAAGAAAATAAAATGAAGTCTATAGCTGATGTGCTTGGTGTTAGTTTAGATTATTTAAAAGGTGATGCCAAAACAACACGCTGCCCTATTTGTGGATATAATGTAGATTTTCTCGATACCTTTGACAGAGAGCACCATAAAGAAATACATGAAAAATTTATAAAAATAAAAGAAATATATCCATTTTTTACTGGCTACACAGAGTCAGAAGAAAAAAGAAACAAAAACATAGATATTCTTAATTCTTCTGCTAGTGATATTGACCGGAAAATGGAAGCATACGAAAATTATTTGCAATCTTCATTTTCGTTAGAAATAATAAGCAGCTGTTATGACATATCAAATTTAGATTATGAAGAATTTTGCAAAGAAGAAGTAAGCTTATTAAATGCAGACAGTAATATCACAGAAGAACTTATAGACAAAATTGTTAGGAAATATGGAATAGATAAAAGTTATATGATATCTACCGATCATTTATTGATTAGGGCATCAAAGAATCCACGCATTTTAAGATTACTAAGTTTTGCAGAAAAGCTTCCACCGGAAACTCTTGATATGCTAATCGTCCAGGCAGAAGCTTTATACAATAACCGCAAGGGGTGATTATTCATCCCTTGTTTTTTCTTTCATAAGAAGATAAAACCATCTTAATTTATAAGATTCTTCAATAGAATTTATCATATCAATAATTTCTTTCTTGTACTCTTCTTTAGACATTCTCTTTCCATTAGTTTTAAAATTTTCTTCCATCGTAACCACACCCCTCTCCCCTTTAATTCTCCGCAGAATCTAAAGTAGCGATACATCACATTATAGAACATATGTTCTTAACAATCAATATATTTGACGCACGTTTTTTATTGTTGTAAAATATCAACAAAAGAGGACGGTGAAAACGCCAATAAACACCGCCCTCGCCAGAACTTGAAGTCCCTTGTTTCAAGGGATGTTACAAGTGTATCATGTGAAAGGGGGATAAAAAACATGATGAAAAAAGACCGAATCAAAGAAATATCGACACATCTATCAGTCAACCGTACTAATTATATGTTAAGTTTTCGTGGTAATCTCCACGAATTTCTTAATGAGCCGGACATGACGGTTTACAAGCTTGCAGATGAAGCTAATTTGCCTTATTCTACGCTTAATTCACTACTATACGGTAATTCTAACGACACAAAGCTATCGACCGCTGTTGCGCTTGCTAGAGCCTTTGGAATCAGCGTAGATGAAATGGTAGGCTGTGGTACTATGGAAGATAAGATGTTAGAATCTGTCAAGATATGCCGCAGTCTGCCGGAACACTCTCTGTACCTTATCCGTTACTTCATACGTCACCAAGATAAAATCTATTCCAGTATTGAAAAATCGCACAAGTATATTTCTGTCCTTAATCCACAACTTATGAATGGAATTATCGCAACCACAAACTCTGTGGAACCCATGTGCATAGACAATTTGCCGGAAGATATAAAATCCAAGGCTTATATCGGTATGAAAATTCCGTGCGACTACTATATGCCGTTTTATCTGCCTGGGGAAATTATTATCCTTTCCGCAGATCGTGAACCGCAAGACGGTGAACGATGTATTGTGACCAGTAATGGTGGGATACAAATTGCCGTAAAAACCCATATAATAGAATATGGCGTTAGAAAATGGAGATATGTTTCGCTCATGTCTCCGAACAGTATACTTCCGGAGCACATAATTGATGACATGATAGGATATGTGGTTGGTTTCGTAAATAATGACGGTGACTGGGGAATCAGATGAAGAGATTAAGAGCATGGCTTTTACACCATGCTCTTTTTGATGATTTATTTTTGCTTCTAATCTCCGCCCATTGGATATCACTACTTCTGTAAATGGCAAGTTAAATAATTTTTGCCAATTTTATAATAGTACTGGAACGCTAGGTGTTGCTCTTAAAGAGTATTCTGTTAATTTTGTTCTAAAATCACCATTCATACTTATAGTTGGTGCCAGTACTGGCGCATATTTAGTACTTGGTTATTGTGGTACGTCAGGATATTATGCAGGAATCGCCACTGAAATTACTGGATCAAATAAATTATTTACTTTTTACGCAAACAATAGAGGAAACGCACCTTCTTTTTCAGAAAAATAGCTTATAATATCCTAATCAGCTATATATGAAAAGCTCGCAGAATAATAGCGTTCAGTTGACACATATAACACTATTATACCATTTGATTTATCAATATATAGCATATGGTTACCACCGTCAGAATCAGCCGCATTCGCTCTAACATATGCGGTTTTAGGATAATATACTTTTGCAATCCTACCAATAATTAATGATCCACTTGACTGTTCGGCTGTAATTTGCACTCCAAAAGTTATAAATACTCTATTACCAATTTTTGTAATGGTATTATCTGTATTTCCCCATGATGTGCAGTTAGCCAATGACAAATCAGAATCATTTTCAAAGTTGCTTAACTTGCCATTTAGCGTAGTAGATCAGAAGGCGGGCACGGCCTTAAACAGTGCCAGAAAGGAGTCCTGTAATGGGCTATATCAAATTTAAAAATAAAGAGACCACACAGCTGGTCGTGGTATCAGAGGAGAGCCCTCATGTGATCCGGATCACCGGAGACAACCTCACAGTAAATACTGACGGCTTCCGGCTCTACCTGGATGAGGGATGCAAATATCCGCTTGACAACGGTGAGTATGCGGCATATACCACGCTGTACCGCAAGGGCGACGGCTGGTATGAGCTGTCCGATGACGGCTCCGTATATATTGAGCCGGTTGCACCGGTGCAACCTGAACCGACCGAGGAGGAGCTTGCAGAGCTGGCTAGACAGCAGCAGATCAGTCAGCTAACTGCGCAGATTGATGGTCTTAAAGCACAGATCGCCGCCAGTGACTATAAGGTAATCAAGACCTATGAGTACACACTTCTCGGCGAGCAGACCGAGTACGATATGGAGGCTGTCCATGCAGAGAGACAGGCTCTCCGTGACCAGATCAATAGCCTGGAGACCCAGCTGGCAGATCTGACAGCAGAGTAGGAGGCTGCCTATGAGAGTGAGAGACGGTCCATAAACCAATTACATAGTAACCAAGAGCCAAGAGCCGATTACTTCCTTTGCGGGAGTGAACGGCTTTTATATTTGAGTGAGGTGCGACATGAATGAAACCGAAATGGAACATCGGCTTACAGAGGTAGAATCCAGATCGAAATCCAATACTCATCGGATTGATAAGTTGGAGAGAGTGACGGAAGAGATTCATACCATGTCAACCACAATGATCCAGTTGGTAGAGGAAGTAAAACACACCAATGAGACGGTATCCAGCTTAAACCAGAAAGTTGAAAAGATGGATAGCCGTGTGGATGATATGGAGCGTGCCCCGGGAAAAGAATGGAGCAACGCAAAAAGAACACTATTTAATACTGCAGTAGGAGCAATCATTACATTCCTGATTACAGGACTGATCTTTGCGGCAGTCCAGGCATTTTAAGAAAGAGAGGATAACATTATGGATTTATCATTTTTATTGCAACTCGTAGACCCTATCACTCTGGGAATCTGTCTGCTTACAGGCTATGTGCTTAAGGAAGCATTTGACAATTTTCCCAACAAGTTTATTCCGCTTGCATCCCTGAGCATGGGAACGATCATTGCAATCATTATTCACTTTCAGGCAGGAATCAATGCAGAGGTTGTGCTGGGCGGTATGATCTCCGGACTGGCGGCCACCGGTATGTATGAGCTGCTTCGGAATTTATTGGATTTCGACGGAAAGAAGGAGAAATAATTATGGCAAGAAAAGGTATAGACGTAGCAAAGTGGAACGGCACCATTGACTGGGCAAAGGTAAAGAAAGCAGGAATTGAGTTTGCTGTATTGAAGGTCATTGATAAATCGAACAAGACAGAAGAGTCCTTTATCAGAAACTATGCAGGAGCAACAGCGCAGGGATTACCTGTGGATGTATACAATTATCTGTATACTACTACGGAGAGCAGCGCCATCACCGCAGCTAAGGCAGTCGTAAATACTCTGGCTGGCAGAAAAGTTGGTAAGGTGTGGGCGGACGTAGAGGATGCGTGTCTGAAGAATAAGAGTATCCAGCTGATCAGGATCATCAATACCTACAAAGCAGTGATCGAAGCAGCCGGATACGAGTTTGGCGTATATACCGGACTGTCATTTTACAATTCTTATATCAAACCCTATCGGGAGTACATTGACTGTGAGTTCTGGATTGCAAGGTATCCGAGCACCAAGGAAATGAGTATTACGTCAATGCCTGCTGCATCCAAAAAGCCAAGTATTTTCCATGTTTTGTGGGGATGGCAGTACTCCAGCCACGGCAAGGTACCCGGCATCAATAGTTATGTTGATCTGGATATCTGCTATGTGGAACCGGACAGCACTGGAAAGCTGCAGTCTACTACGGTATATTATCCGAGATATACTGGAACATCCACATCTATCGTGGCAGCGCTGAATGCGATCGGAGTAAACTCCAGCTATGCAAACAGAAAGCTGATTGCAAAGGAAAACGGTATCACTGGATATGTCGGATCTGCAAAGCAGAACACACAGATGCTGGCATTGCTTAAAGCTGGGAAACTTAAGCGAGTATGATATAATATTCAATAAAGGCGAAGGATAGAAAAGACAGTCCTTCGCCTCTCTAAATTTAAAATCGGAAGCAGATAATAAAATGTATGAATATTGAATTATAACAAAATGATAATTACACTTGACGAAGTGATAATAATCATGTATTATAAAATTGTCAGATAGTTGTGCGCGTATGGAGGAGGATAAAATGGCAGTAAGAGTAGCAGATCAAATTGCAACGTTACTCTTCCAAAGGAAGATGACGCAGAAAGAATTGGCAAAGGTCACGGATATCACAGAGTCAGCGATTTCACATTATATAAAAGGAGATCGTGTACCCAGAGGTGTAAATTTAATTAAGATTGCTAAGGCATTGGGAGTTACTACTGATTATCTTTTAGATACAGGTGAAGGTGATGAAGATAACAACCAATTCAGAACTGTTAAAACGTTAATTGCCAGAAATGCGGAGAAAATGTCAATGGAAGAGAGAATGGAATTAATGAGAATGTTAGCAGAGAGAAAATAGGAGGTTATATGCGCTTAGAAGATGAACAATATGAATACATAAAATCAACTGTGAGCGACACATTCATAGAGTATGGAATAAAAAGCGCACCGATAAGCGCATTTGAAATGGCTACAAAAATGGGAATAAAGGTCATTCCGTACTCGGCGTTAGGAGAAGAAAAAGAATCTTATCTCATGAAACGTAGTGGTGATGGCTTTTTGGCTGAATATGATGATCATACATGGAAATTGTATTACAATGATCATTGTCAAAGTTATGGCAGGATAAATCATACTATAATGCATGAAGTGGGACACTATGCTTTAGGACATATAAAAGAAGGAGATGAAGAGGAGGCAGAAGCAGAGTTTTTTGCAAAGTATGCGTTGGCGCCACCTCCACTTATACATAATATGGTTGAAGATATAAGTCCTTTTTCCATTATGAAAAAATTTGACATTAGTTATGCAGCCGCTTGTTATGCGTATAAATACTATAATAGTTGGTTGCAATATGGTCAAAGAGAATATACTGGATATGAAAGAAAAATACTTTCTCAATTTTCTATTGCTTAGTTAGGATAATTAGGTATGTATAAGCTTCAAAGAAGCTATTACATATAAAAAACCAAGCACACGAGATGCTTGGCTCTTGCTGAAAAGTATTGCTACTGTTCAGCTGGTATAAATTATAACCTGAACAATTATAATTTATCACAGTAGCACTCTTTTTGCAAGAGCAACTTGCAGAAAGGAGTGGATATATTATGTACATTTTTCGTACTTATATTACCACAAAGGATGGCACAAAGATTTACGCCAGAGATTATGGTAAGAAAGCATTCCGCATCTGGGTCGGACCTGGACCGGAACCTGTAAAGAGTAAATAG